CCGGCACTCTTGAAAATCTTTGATGAAATTCTCGTCAACGCCATCGACCGAAACTCCATGCATCCCAAAAATGTTTCGTTAATCTCAATCAATACGGATATGGAACATGGTATGATTACCGTGGACAACAACGGACCACTAGGGGGTATCAGTATCCGTGAGAATGTCAAAGAAGGTATATGGAACCCCGAACTCGTTTTCGGACATCTCCTCACGAGTACCAATTATGATGACACACAAAAACGCGTAGTCGGTGGTCGCAATGGGTACGGTGCTAAACTTGCAAACATTTATTCCACTTGGTTCTCTGTCATCATCAAGGATTCCGAAACAAAACAAGAATATACACAGGAATGGTTTGATAACATGACAACATGCTACCCCCCGAAAATTAAAAAATTCAACGGTGCAACTTCATCTGTATCCGTTTCATTCAGACCTGACTGGAAGCGTTTTGGTATGAAACAAATGGATCTGGGTATCACTAAAATTATCGAAAAAAGAGTATGGGATGCAAACATATGCACCTCACCCAACTGTAAGGTCAAGTATAACAATGAAACGTTACCAAAACAAAACTTCGAAGCGTATGCGAAGATGCATGACGGTGTGGAGAATGTTCACTCCATGACAAGTGATCGCTGGTCAGTATGTATAGGTCCATCTGAAAATGGAATGGAACAAGTATCATTCGTGAACGGTCTCTGTACCTCACGTGGTGGTACACATGTTGATCACGTCACGACGATTATCGCAAATGGTATTATTGAAGACATGGCAAAAAAAATTAAACTCAAACCACAACAGGTTAAGAACGCCTTTACAATCTTCGTAAAGGCAACGCTAGAGAATCCGAACTTCTCTAGTCAGGTTAAATCGGAGTGTACAACCAAATCACAACACTTTGGAAGTAGGTTTGAATTACCCAAAACATTCGTGAAGAATGCTCTCAAAACTGGTATCGCAGATGAACTTACAGCACTTTCAAAGTTCAAGGAAATGAAAGAACTCAAAAAGACTGATGGTACGCGTAAATCTAAGATTACAGGTATTCCTAAATTAGATGATGCCAATAAAGCTGGAACCGCTCAATCGGGTAAGTGTACCCTCATCGTAACAGAAGGTGACTCCGCGAAGACCCTCGCAGTTGCCGGTCTTTCGGTGGTTGGTCGCGACCATTATGGTGTATTCCCACTTCGAGGTAAATGTAAGAATGTACGCGATGTCTCGGTATCACAACTAACATCAAACCAGGAGTTCAATGATCTCAAGAAAATCTTGGGGCTTCAACAAGGAAAAGAGTATACAGATGTTTCTGAACTTCGATACGGGCGTCTCATGATCATGACCGACGCAGATAACGACGGAAGTCATATTAAGGGTCTCATTCTCAATATGATTCACTACTTTTGGCCAAGTCTCTTGAAACTGGGATTTGTTGTGAGTATGGTTACACCCATCATTAAGGCGACCAAAGGCTCAGAATCGAAATCATTTTATACGGATTCAGCATTTCGAACATGGTATGGAGATGGAAAACATGGATGGCGTATCAAGTATTATAAGGGTCTCGGTACATCTACATCGGTAGAAGCTCGCGAATATTTCAAAAAAATACAAGAACTCACAGTGAAGTTTGACGTGGATGTCATGACAGATAAATCAATCGTACTCGCATTCGATAAGAAGAAAGCGGATGATAGAAAGGTCTGGCTCCTCGAAAGTACGGCAAAGGATGCGCGCGAGCTTGAAGTACCATACGGGCATGTCAAACGGTTGGCTATTACAGACTTCGTACACAAGGATCTTGTTAATTTCAGTCTCGCGGATTTGAAACGATCTATCGCACACGTAGCAGACGGTCTTAAACCTTCACAGCGTAAAGTCATGTATTCATGTTTCCAAAGGAATTTACGTGATGAGATGAAGGTCGCACAACTGGCTGCGTATGTAGCAGAAAAAAGTTCATACCATCACGGTGAAGTATCCCTCGCGGAAACTATCGTCAAATTGGCAAATGATTATACAGGTTCAAATAATATTAACCTCCTTGAACCGTGCGGTCAATTTGGAACCAGACTTATGGGTGGTAAAGATGCGTCGCAGACAAGATATATCTTTACACGCTTGACTAACAGTGCTCGAAAGATTTTCGATCCCAAGGATGATCCGATACTCAATTATTTGGACGATGACGGTCGGTCTATTGAACCCGAATTTTACATGCCAGCATTACCCATGGTTCTCGTGAACGGCACGGAAGGTATTGGTACAGGGTTTAGTTGCTATGTACCCCCATTTAACCCTAAGGACATTGCAGCTAATATACTCAGTTTTATTACAGGTAAAGGCATTCAAAGGATGGAACCTTGGTTCAGGGGGTTTAAGGGTCGTGTCTTTTACGAGAATGATACATGGGTGACAGAGGGAGTATGGAAAGTTATCGGGACTACTATCAAGGTGATTGAATTACCTCCCGGTCGATGGACACAGGACTATAAAGAACATCTCGACACACTCGCTGAAAAGAAGGTTATTGACTCGTATACTAATAACAGTACAACCGAAGATGTTGATTTTGTTATCCAGGGGTACACAGGTAAGGATATTATGAAGGATCTGAAACTCCAAAAAACAATTCGTACGACGAATATGCATCTTTTCCACCCCACGAAAGGAATTCATAAATATGGAAGTGCTGAACTGATCTTGATGGATTTTATCAAACTTCGTCATGAATACTATATTAAACGAAAGGCGCACATGATAAAGGTTCTCCAGGCAAAAGTTGACATGTATAATCATCGTGCGAAATTTGTCACGATGGTTATCAGTGGAGCACTAATAGTGTTCAAGCGCAAAAAACGAGATCTTGAAGTAGAATTGTCACACACGTTTCCAAAAGTTGACGGGAGTTACGACTATTTGTTAAACACAAAGACTGTGGAATATACGGATGAACGTGTATCAGCGTTACTCGAAGAGGTGAAACAATTGAGATGGGAACTTCAATTAACAACAGCGACATCACCGATAAATATGTGGGAAAATGATATTAAAAATTTATAGATAGTAGATAAGTATGGACTTAAAAGGTCCCGATCAAGCGGCTGTTTTAGCTCTAAATGCTATAGGTCAGCAGGATACATACCTTTTACGAACTGATCCAGAACATTCCTTTTTTAAATATGAAACGAAGCAACATTCAAACTTTACAAAATTTCATAAACGTAAAACCGTACCCAGACCATCTTCAGAAATCGGGTTATCGACATGGCCCTTTGGTAAAAGTGTAAAGGTTTCATTAAACCCACAAAATATGGGCGACTTATTGTCGAACATGTATATACACATGACATTTCCAGCTGTGAATTCATCATCAAATATAGCAGACCAACTCGGGCGTCATGTCATAGAGAGCGTAACGATGACAGTTGATGAGTTGGAAGTGGATAAATATCATGATGATTGGGGTGTTATTTATGATGAATTATATCTCGACGCATCCGAGAAACGTACGAAACGATACACAATAAATCGTAATCAGGCGGATGATGTATCACACGCAAATGATATTTCGTTATCCAGGTACAATTCTGAACTCATGATACCTATACCAATGTTCTTTTCGCGTAAATACGAAGGTGATGAATACGATTCAAATTCTCCGAATAGACCATATTTTCCAACGTGTGCCGTACACAAACAAAAAATTGAACTCGAAATAAAGTTCCGTCCAATTACGTTTTTTACAAATAATCTACAGAGTGATACTATAAATTCAAAGAATATTATAGTAAAAGAGTTCGATATAATAACAGAAGAATTGACCGTATCTCAACCAGAACGCACGTTTTTAATGACAACGAAACAGACAATGATAACAGACGTTGTAAAAAAACACCCGACAGTGGAAACAGTTGTGGGTGAAAATTCAGTTAAATTACAACTCGTCCCGAACATTCCAGTAAAAACACTTAATTGGTTTTTACGAAAGACTACATTTGAAGACGAAAATACAATTGGAAGTGAAGCAAGTATACGATCTCGTGCATTCTTAAATAGATTCAACTTTTCACAAGCTGCTATTTATTCGCCATTTAATGAGTTAGGTACAGCGGTCATGGACTCGGCGAAGATATATATAAATGGACAGGATTTACCCAATATACCGCTCGCTGACCATAATTACTATAAATTCATTGTCCCTAATAACTGTAGGTTATCGCGACCTAATAGAAATATTTACACGTATGCCTTCTCGATGAATCCTATTAATGTGGAGCCATCGGGAAGTCTGGATTTCAGTAAATTGAATTCGGATCGTACGTTATTGGAAGTGATTTTGAGAGCGGGATTGGTGGATACTTACACTTTACATTTATATTATGTCGGATATCAAACATTCACGTTTGATGGAGGGTTTATGTCACTTGCTTATTAAATAACACGGTATGATGCATGCGAATATACTCGACAATCTTATTTTTAATACACCATCTGATAAAATTCAACTGTGCTACAGTCGTATGGATTTCATCAGGTGTACCTGGAACTTTATATGTTATTTTATCCGCTCGGCAGAAAGGATCGAATAACTTTTTACTGTACCCATCTAAACTAGACTTATAAGCACAATGAACACTGAATAAGCGTCCATCGGTAGTCTCGTATGATAGGTTATTTTTCTTTGAATAATTAGTAATAAACCACTCCAAATTTCGAAGCGAAATACCACCCGTTTTATTTAATAATTCGATAAGTGTAGCTCTATTCTCGGGTACAGTATAAAACGTGTTGATAGATGATAAAAGAATGTCAGACTTATTCATTCTTCATTATTACATAATAGAAGTTATTTCTCTAACTTCATTTGTTTGAGTTTTTTCGCATGCTGGACACCCAGAAATAAAACCAGAAGGAAATGGGTGGTTATGGCGTAATGGTCCATTTGGCATGATAAGAGGTGTACATGGACGAGGGTCATTTACATGTATACAACAATACCCCTCTCGAATAGCACGATTTACACACAATTTACCATTTTTTCGTATACCTAGACAATGTATATCATTTGCAGGTGCTAAATCGCGTCGCACGTTTTTCATTGGAATTGAATATATGGAAGACACTTTCTGAACAACTTCACATATATATTCATGGTTATCTCTTTCTAGCTTAGCGATAGTCGTTTTATGATCTCGTTTTAGAGATTGTATTTGTTCTCTGTATCGCTCAGCAATTTCCCGTGTTGTTTTGATATTTTGTTCTTTATGGTCGTGAACGGCATGCGCTATTTTTTCTTTGAATTGTTTCCCTTGTTCACGAATATATTCTTTCGAATCTTTCTCACGTTCCTCATTCTGTCGACGCGCTTCTTTTTGGATCAGAACAGTAATTTGATCGATGATACCTGACATGTATTATCATACCGCCTTTTTTTTAAATATATCACTCAGCAATAATTGTTTAGATGAACCATCACTTTCATTTTTCTTTTTATTTTTTTTAGGAGGTTTAGCTCTAAGGAGTAATTCTCCAAATATATCATCCTTCACGTTTTCAAATAAAGGTTCTAGAAGATCACATACAGGTTTCAAGAACTTGTTCAAAAAATAATATGGATAATCAATCTCTAAATTATGCTCTTTCGCGTACACGGGATCTTCCGATTTTTCAAATGCACGAGATTTATCGTCTCCAGTTTTCACTAATATATACGGTACACGATCACCCGATTGTGGCTCCGAACCCGGTTGCCTTTCGCGCATTTTTCTCACCACTTGAACATGCGCCTGATTGATATCTACTATATGGTCACTTAATACAGATACTTTCTCACCCTTTACTTTATATGAATCAGAAAGACCTTGGCTCAAAACAAGTTTTTCGTTTGGAACGTCACCTTCAAGTAGTTCAACTGCTCGTTTACGCGCTAATGCCTTAGGCTCTACCGTATCCGCACTGTCCAATATTACATCGAGAAGTTCTTTACACACCGCACGCATGTGTGGTGTATTGTCCCGTCTAACTAACTGTAAACCCTTTACATCAATATAATCCATATTCATTTCACCATCCTTACCCTTTGTCCAAAGTTTGGCCGCGTATCGTTTTTTCGAATATAGAAAATAAGGGCAATATACCTTTTCCAATTCGAGATTATTAGGCGCCTTAAATAGTTTTGTACATTCGTTCGCAGCCTTTTCACCCAGTTCCCAACTGTATTCTATAGCTTCTTTTCCGGTACGAGAACCTACATCAAATTCAATCATCACGCTATCGGTGTCACCGTAACGAACATAGGAACCAGGATAATTCGTCTCAACGTACTTTTTAGTTTCATCAATCATGTCACGTCCTTTCATTGTGGTGGTAGAAGCAATAGCGACACATGGAAGAATTCCCTTAGATGCACCCGTAAAACCGTACACGGAGTTCATTGAAATCTTATACGCGAGCTGTTTACCATTGTACATCTGCTTAGTCGCGCCTGTCGAATTCGCCATATCCTTCTTAGCCTGTTTTCTAAACTGTTTCAATTCTGATAGAATACTTGGTAAAATACTCGGTACATTTTGTGCGAATGTATGCTCACCGAATCGTTCGTACTCGACACCGGGTAAGTTATCGTATTTACTATCTCGAACGAGACTAGAATAACATAGATTATGCGCCATCATGATAGATGGGTATAAACCTTCAAAATCGAGTGCGGTAATCGGTGTATAGTAAGCACCGGATTGAGCTTCCAGGACCGTCGCACCCACGTATCCAGTGTTATCCATATGACCATATTCATAGGCCGGAACCTTGAACCCCATCTCCCGAGCCTTTTTAGTCAATTGACTGAACACTTTGATTTGCTGCCCCCGTTCAACTAAGTAACTTAGTGGTACCCATGTGGCTTTAGCCATCTCTAATAAATTCATCAATGTTGATAACTTGGCAATCAGTCTGTGTGGTAAAAGTGTATCCTTTATACAATACTCAGCAACTTCACGTAATTCATTTGGATCTCCCCTTACAAACCGCGCAAACATTTCTTTCGGTGGCATATCAATCTTCTGGTCTCCCAAATAAATTTGAGAAACATTGTTCAGTTTATATGAATCTAATTTATATTCACGTTTAACCTCATGGAATAAATCAAAAATAAATCTTCCTGGCATTGGTACGAGTTTCAATTCATTATCCCCTAGTGCGCTCGAAGAAAGTTTCTTACGAGATAATGTACACGTAAAGTCTCTCAATTTACTCATTCTATAAAAAGCCAATGGGCAATTGTTCAACATACCACGTTCCATAATATATTCTAAATCAAATCCAAAGATATTCCATCCGGTTATAATATCTATGTCATGACTGTTGATATATTCACTAAAACCCATCAAGAGATCGCGCTCAGACTTGTAACTTACAATAGAACACCCATCTAGATTGTGATCAGTCTCCTTATAACATAAACATGTCTTATCATATGGTTCGTCTTCGCCAAAACGCACGAGTGATATCGCAATTTGGAAACACGCATCTCCAGGTACACATGGGTCGGGGAATTTCCCAGTAGAACTGTGACACTCAATATCGAGCGAGGCGACTACAAACGGGGCAATATCTGTCGTATCAAATGGTTTTAGGCTTCTCCAATCCTCGCATTTTAAATCTATGTCAACTTTCGTATAAGACGCAGGTTCGCATGAGTCACCTGTATCTACCCAGCCCGTAGATTGAATACCAGTGCGATGCATCAATCGTAATACAGGGTCGAGATTAGCTTCAAAAATCTTTAATTTCTGAGACATGCCGGTTATGAATTTTCGTAATCGGTTACTTATATAACGTCGAGAAAGGAGATTCGTACAGTGAATTTGAAGAAAATAACTCTTCTCCCCATTTTGAAACCCTTCCATATCTTTTGCTTCAACAACGTCAATATCAATTATATCCGGACACGTTCGCTTTACATATTGTATAAGTGAATTAGGTGTCATCGTACCCGGAATTTTTATAAAAAAATATGGAATAAATTTCGTCGTTACACAGACGGACTCCCCTTTCATCGTCTTACCAAAAATACGTATGATGTGATCATCATCTTCGTCGCGAGCATCCCAGGTGAGAACCTGAAATTGTACCATCCTACTTACTAAGTTATAGAGCTAAAATTTTAATATCGTTTATTAATAAATGTCTGCTGCGTTGACCGAACTCGTGTCGAAGGGAGCTCAGGATGTATACATCACTGGCGACCCCCAAGTTTCATTTTTTCATCAAAACTACAAACGCCATACGAATTTCGCTATCAAGCCAGAACGTCTCGACTATATCGGGGTGTTCGGTTCAGGTAACGAAGTCAGCATCCCTTTGAGTACAAAGGGTGATTTACTCAGTTACATCTGGGTAGAAGCCACAGGTATCGGAGCGACTCGTGATGTTGACACCGGTTTCTTCAAATCGACTGATACGAGTGTGACCGAATTTTCTCTTTGGATCGGTGGACAGGAAGTAACTCGCCTCGATTCCCTTTACATCCAGGGTGTGCACAATGCTTTGTACAAACAGGATCAGGCTAAGGCTACATGCGCTGTGACACTCGACGAAGTTCCCGAAAACGCGAAGGGAACTGGTGCTCACGCCGATCATTACATGATCCCTTTCTTCTTCAGCGAAGACTGGACAAAGTCGCTCCCACTTACAGCGCTTCAATACCATCAGGTGGAGTTACGCATTAAATGCCGATCGGGGACGTTTACGCTAGGTTCCACACCCAAAGTGTACGCTACATACGTCTATCTCGACACGGAAGAGCGCAAAATGGTGGTTGACCACGAGCACGAACTTCTCATCACTCAAGTACAGTACCAGCCAATGTCAGCGACTGACACGGATGTGGATCTCACGTACTTCAACCACCCCGTCAAGGCACTTCACGTTGTTTCGTCTATAGCTGACAATACCACGTGGTCCACAAACTGGTCATTCGATACGGCGACCCTGTACATCAACGGTACACCCTTATTCGAGGACATGTCATCGACATACCACCATAATGTCGTCCCCGAAATGCACTGCTCAGTGCTCGCCCCGGACGTATTAAGTACCACTTCCACGTTTACGTGGCCATTCTGTCTGACAATGAACAAGTCGCAACCCACGGGTTCGCTCAACTTCTCGCGCATAGACAATGCCAAGTTGGTTCTCAATGGAACCACAGACAGGCTCGGTGCCATTGTTAGAGCTTACGCTGTCAACTATAACATCCTGAGAATTAAGGATGGTATGGCTGGTGTAGCATTTGCGAATTAATTAACCAGAAGAACCGAATCCACGGGTTCCGCGTTCAGTATCTTCAATAGCAGTGACTTCCTCGATGGAGGGTGTTTCACATTTTTCTAAAATAAGTTGGGCGATTCGATCCCCTTGTTTAATCTCGAACTTTTCTCCTCCATGATTAAATAAGATAACCTTCAATTCACCTGTATAATCAGGGTCAATAACACCGGCTCCAGTTTGAATCCCATGCTTTACAGCGAGACCCGACCGAGGTGCGATACGACCGTATACACCGAGTGGAATTGTTGCGGCGATACCCGTATTCACGATACCACGTTCCATTGAAGGGATATACATATCGATAGTACTATACAAGTCATATCCGACTGAACCAGGGGATGCGCGTGTGGGTAGAATCGCATTGTCGGAAAGACGCTTGATGAGAAGGTTCATTTACTTATACTATAACTATACCCTTTATACCATTTAAAATGTTAAATTACACATCGTTTTCATCTGCGTCGTGTACAATATAAGTGCTGCCATTAAAAACCCATTGACACCCATAGATATGCTAAGTAATACCTTTCTGATAACATGCCCATGATTAGCATCTATTAATTGCATATGTTCGATTTCAATTAATTTACAATCATCTTCAAGTTCACCTTGTGTATATTCTAAATCCTCTATGATTTTGGATATCATGTCGATAACATCGGTGGAATATTTAACCATTTTATATTATACATACACCACACGTACTTAAGTTACTATTTCGTAAAAAATAATTAATATGATTTGGTATTACTGTCGTTCGTGTAAAATTACTTATGATGGATTTGCGCAATGTTGTCCAGAACTCGATCATGTAAAAGTTGAAGAGAATGATAGTGATAGTGAATAGATTTAAATACAATAAAGAAATACTTATACTTTATATAAATGAGTGCGGTGTGGCGTATAAATACTTTAGGAAGGCTCCCTCGTCAGGGACGATGGCATTGGTATTCTGCACTGAAATTAGATGAAGATCTACTCGCGACTGAAGGTCAACGTGCGTTTAGGCGTGAAACTTGGCAACTGCTCGAAGATCTCCACCCCGAGCGTAGTAGGGGGTTTCGCATAGAGCTCGAAGTACACCACGAACTGAAAAAAATAGACTTTTTTACCAAGTCTATGTCAAATCACGAAAAACTTACCATATACACAAAACATAAAAACAGACTGAAAAACATATTCCCAGAGTACATGTTGTTTGAACGCCACGTGTAAAATGGTCGGTATTAATAGGTATGTGTCTGTGTTTTGGATCTAGTACCACTTATAAGATTGATTTAAACCGAAAATTGAAATGTTCGTGTAATCTATGTGGAAAAATACATGATGATATGAAAGATCTTATACGACACATGGGATACCACGAACCGGACGATATGAATAGATTAATTGACCGTGATATAGGTACGGTGAATTGCCGTGAATGTAATAAATCTTTTAAAACTGTCTTCTATCTAGCTGGGCATATATGCTCATAAATATTTATCCATATCCATCTCCCAATCTGTAATTTTACGCGTTTTTGTGGGTGGTATGATGAGTGTATCCCTATTGACGACGCGACACGCATGCTTTCCAATGGTACACGTATGGTTCAATTCATATTGTGACACGAACTCGATATAAGGTTTTAATTCTGTATCCGCTTCGAGTAGTGTTTTATACCGAAATGCCTCATCAAATGTTTGAAATGCGATAATGTGGTTTATATCTTCACCACCCTTGTTATGTTCAACGACCGAATACACACCTTCTTTCCCATTCTTTTCGAATGCGAGAATATGTAACATCTTATTCGTATCTACTTCATTGATAGATTTACTATTCTCAACACTTAGATGATGTATACTCGCACGAGTCTTACACCTAACCCTAAAACGAGGAGTTGGAACACGGTATACAAATCGGGTTTGTGTAAACATTTACATTTTAGTATATCATTGTACCACTTAGGTGAAATTGTGAATAGGCTTATAGAATTAAATGTATATAGTATTATAAAGGATGGCGATCGATAAGAATACAAAGGATAAGCTCACCGACTCCGAAAAGAAGAAAATCAAACAGGAAAATAAGGCGAAGGCCAACCCCCAGAAGGCTGCTGAGAAGAAGGAGAAGAATGACGCGTGTCGTGAGAAGAGAAAGGAGGAGGGAACCACCAAGTCATTCGCTTAATATCCCCTTACCCACTTTTGCATTTTACCTACACTCCACACGAGACTCATGATCGCCGTAGCGTTTTTAACAGTCTCGTCTAGAGAGTTCATTTTGTTTAGTTTATATTATTTAGGAATTTACTTAGGTGCTCGCAATCCAATTTCATTCCATATTCGAGGTCCCGGTCTGTAAGTTATAAAAATGAATGTTGTTTAAGGAAATTGGTACCCTTCGACAGCTTCTTCAACGACGACGGGTTTTTGAATAGTTTCATCGATTGTAACTGACTTTTTAGGTTTAGGCATGGGTTCGGGTGTGGGTTTTGTATTTTTTACACTCTCGCGCACTTCATTATATATTTCAGGGAATCTATTATACGTATCGTTCTTTTTAGAAAAAAACATAACGAAAGCCAATACACAGAAAGATACGATTGTAGAAATAACAAACGTTCGGAGAATCGTTGGTTTGCTAATATTCAGCATGGTATACGATAGACGAACATTTTAATATTTTGTATTTATATATGAAAGTCACTCTGAAAAGGAGTCCAAATCCGAAAAAGAAATACAGAGTCACGTTCGAAGACGGGGGGCGTGTCGACTTCGGAGGTAAAGGCTATTCAGACTACACGATTCACAAAGATCCATCGCGTATGAAACGGTATCTTGCGCGTCACGGACGCATGGGTGAAACGTGGACCAAAGGTGGTATGAAGACGGCAGGGTTTTGGTCGAGATGGCTTTTATGGAGTAAACCATCAATGGATGGAGCTAAACGATTCATGTCTAAGCGTTACGGTATCACATTTATTTAAAAGAAATGATCGGTTCTGTATAATTTAGCCTGATACGGTGCGGCTTTACCCAAAACGTTTATACTCTCATTGCCGTATAACTCCTTACAGCCCAAATCATCCATACAGTCACGGCCATCATGTGTGACGGGTATCGAGTATATCTGTTGACCAGGCGTCGATGTATAGTAATGGTATTGATCTCTACGACCATTCACCTCCTTACCATATAAGGGGAGCGTCTCGTTATCTTCACCCAAAAGTACCCCCATTTGCTGAACATGTCCAGGTTTATAGTCCTTTATAGGTGGGTCTCTAAATTCTGGTTGTCGTCTGCGTACTGGTTCTCTTTGACGCGTGGGTTGAGGGAAAGGTACATTTACCGGAACTTCAACTCGCATGACCTGTTTGGGTCTTAGTACAAGATACCCAATTATACCCAAAAGTATGACGATTAACGCATATCCAGTCGCGTTCGCGTTCTTGCGTTTCATTTATATATCCTAGGAAAATATTTTAGGACGTGGGAGTATCCCAAGTTTAAGTTGAACCATAAGCCATAGTAGGAATAATATTGTTTTTACAGTTTGTCCAGCCGTCTTATTATCCATATTGTATATAGGACTCATCAATCGCCCAAAGAATGTGTATTTTTCTTCTACACCGGTCAAACGAGATTCTAAGAGTGTCAATGCGCATGTGTCATCATTGATCGCCCAGTGAAAAAATACGAACGGTATTATGACTGAGTACATTTTCAAAAATTTAACGTTACTCGAAAACGGGATGACGAGCGACGATATAAATATAACGGTGTGAATAATAAAAATAATATTCATCTCTTAATATGGACAAAGAAAAGAAAGCGCGTTCAAAAAATAAATTCTTGTGGTCTCCTCAGCAGGAACAGATACTAAAGACATGGGGTGAAGCGTCTGCGTGTTATAGGTACATGCATAATCACGCGTTTTTAATCTATAAAAAACAAAACATGCATTTCTCACTGCCTGTAATTATCCTCTCTACAGTGACGGGGACCGCAAACTTCGCACAAAGTTCGCTACCTGCTAGTATAAGGGGTGCAGCACCTGCCATGATTGGTGGGTTGAATTTGATTGCGGGTATAATCGCCACGGTGATGCAATTCCTAAAAATAAGTGAGATGATGGAAGGAAACAGAGTTGCTTCACTTCAATACGGTAAACTTTCGAGAACAATTCGCCTAGAATTAACACTCCCAATCGAAGAACGGTCATGCGACGGATCTACCATGATAGATACGTGTCGTGCCGAATACGACAAACTGATAGAACAGTCTCCACCAATTCCATATTTCGTCATTCAGGCGTTCGAAAAACAATTCCCGGATGATAATGGAATTTTCAAACCGGAAATAATGCACATTCAACCGATTGACATGTTTATAAGCGAAGATGAAATGGGAAACGAATTGAAAAAAGATCTGAACGCAATTCGGAATGAAAGTAGTGGTTTTGAATTGAGTGACGTTGTTATAAAATCTTAGAAAGGCGACGTGTGAGATAGGCAACCATTATGAATAACATCACGTTAAAGATACCAATACAAATCAAATAAGGAAGAACCTTTCTTTTAACAGGGTCGAGTATCCTTGTCTGAATTGTATCACTTTCCAAAAAAATATCTAAAGCTTGGTCAGTAAGTTCGTCAGTAATGGACTCTTTCATTAAAAGAGTACCACAAAAAAAGTTGCGGCCACAAACGCTTCACCAAAATGAAATCGATTTGCTGGAAAAATATATACGCGACGGTAAAAATGTATTTATATGCGGACCAACCGGATGTGGCAAAACGTTTATAGTGAATAGCGTACTAGAAATAAATAACACGATTGAATTACACTCCGAACTTTTTCAAAAAAAGAGTACATTCATGAACTTGATAGGTGATACATCTTCAGATATATTAATTGACGGTTACGATTCGTCTATACACGGACACAAACAGATTATAGATCGCGTTTCTGAACAAAAAGAAAAGGTCACACGAGGGTCTGTCGTTGTAACCTCTACAAATGTACACATGTTACCAAACTTCAAACTTATCATCGTACCCCGTAGATCGCCAGATGCTATATGTTCATTAGCATGCGATAATCCAAGAGCCCGCATAGCGGCTGCTGAATGTCAAGGGGATATACGCAATTTTTTTGACTATATGAATTTTTCCCATGTAAAAGACGTTTTTAAAACATCTAAAGATATTGTCATAAATATATTATCAAATAGAACACACCCGTTTGACTTATCACAAACTATTCACGAACACGGGCATGTGTGCGACGTTATATTTACAAACTATACACGCTCAGATAATTGTAATGCAGCCGCTATAACAGAGTCACTCTCACAAACAGATATATATGATAATTATATGTATAAAGGAGATTGGGGGTGTATGCCATTTTTCGTTACACATGCTATGGCCATTCCTAAGTTGAATATGGGGTCACCTATTAAAGTAGAGGATATACAACCCGGTAGTATATGGACAAAGTATGGAAATTATAAAATGCGTAGCAATAAACTCCGTACAATTCAATCTAAAAATCAAACTAAAATTGGTATAGATGAATTAAGTTTACTACGAAAATATGCTATAGCTGGTGACATAAAACCTTTAATAGAGTACAAACTCGAACCATTAGATTTCGATATCATGAATCATCTCGCAGTTGGAAACAAACTCAAACCGGCTGAAGTTTCGAAAGTTAAAAAGAAGATGCGGTTATTAATAAATGAGTGACAGTTCAGATGAAGTTGATGTTGAAGAACATGATGTCGTCCGTGTAAATGGGTGTGATATATATTATTACGGTGATGTCGACACAGAAAGTACACTAGAATTCCTAGACGAGTTTAAAAAGCTTGAGGTGGACTTACTCAAAAAAGCCATCGAACTACCCGGATACAAACCCACAATTCGTGTGCATATACACAGTGACGGTGGTGATGTTTTTTCAGGTTTGAGTATAATGGATACACTGAATTCGTCACGCGTGAATGTCGTGACGATCGCAGAGGGTACGTGTTGTAGTGCTGCGACTTTCATTTTACTGGGAGGAGGGGAGCGACTCATGGGAAGACATTCATTTATTCTCATTCATCAGTTGTCATCAGGATTCTTTGGTAAATATACCGAGCTGAGAGATGAAATGAAAACGTGTAAAAAAATCATGAAAACAATAAAAAATTTGTACATGAAGAAAACGTCGATCCCGAAAGAAAAGATGTCACAGTATATGAAACGTGACATGTATCTCGACTATGACGAATGTCTCAAATACGAGATCGTTCACGGGCATTCTTAACGACTATGTACCGCCTGTACAAAAACACACCACCTATTATAATAAAACCCATACTGAGTGTGTTCATATTAAACGGAATATTCGTTATCGGAGGAGGCTTAAGTCGCTCCATTCTCTCGTAATTTACAACGGGAATCATTATACTATTACTATGAACACAATTTTTACTGCCGCTAAAAACGACAAGACGCGCTACATCGATATTATGAATAGAATTACACCTAAGTGAAGCTTATAAATTATAATATCAGATTATTACAATATGTCACTCGTTCCCATTAAATTGATTAAAAATGTTTCGACGAAAAATAAACTTCTCAATATCAAAGGTGAAAGCCCCGAGATTGACAAGAATGATTACATCGAATCTCGAATTCTTACAAACAAAAAAGCCAGTAATCTATTGGCTATAGAGGATGCTTCTGAAATTGCCAAATATTACCTCCATAAGAAGGGTAAGAATGGTGTATTCGAGCGAATTGCTAAAGATATCAAGAAAGAATCGGGTAAAGACTTCCGCTTTCTGTTCCGTAAGACTAGTTCGATGGAAAAAAGACCCATGGCTGCTAAGGGTCGTACTGGTACAGACTATATTCTCATGGAACATTCGTTCACAGATGGATCGGGTCATTATGGTATGTCCCGAGTTAATCATGTTAATAAGACTGCGTTGATTTATGACTCGATGAAAAATGAGGATTCCGATTTTGAGAGCCCACTCAAGACACTGCTGGGTAAGGGGTATAAGGTATCAAGTGGGACAATTCATGGATGTTACCCCCGTTTGAGGAACGCTTCCAGCACTGACTTAAATCCTCAACCCACGGGTGGATTTGTGTCACAGTCATTTAACGAATTCAAGAATAAGAACTACGCGGGTGGTCGTGGAGGTGTTCCTAAGAAAAGTATGGAAGAATCTTTTGTTGTTTCCCAATACGACGAACTTTCTCAACATCATTTCTGTTATATGGAATCGTTTCTCGCCTTGATGGTGAATCTCGGAATGGTAAAACCCGGTCCACAAGATCCCCGTGAACGACTCGAGTACGTGAAGAAGTTCATTTGGGGTGTGATTTATAAATATGTTCCTAAATCGAGCCGTGACACGGTTCACTGGAAGTATTTCGAACAACAATTCCCATATTTCCTAGAGACGATGGGTTCGGACGGTAAACGTCTACCAATGAGACATGGTTATATTCAAGTTCCCCCCTTGAAGGGTACAGTTCAGTACAAATTGAAGAAGATACGTACACGCAATGATATTGACCAATCATGGACCCTTAAGAAAATTGTCGACTGGTCGAGAGGTGTTCGTAAATGGATTGTACCTAAGTAGAAGTAGAAAATTGTAATTCTCATCTAAAAATCAGATGGAAGACCTCCGAAGCCTTATGCTTTGTCTCGACGACATCTCCAGTAAGATCCCTGATGGTATTTATCTGGAGATGGCCGATAAAATGAAACGCGTTCATGACCATATGAACGGTGACAAACCGTTCCACGAAGACCCGTTCTATTATAGCGACGATGATTCGGAATTTGAAAGTGAGGATGATGACAGTGACAGTGACTTTGAGCTTCCCACCACTGAAAATCAACGGCTTCGAGAGCGAGAATACCAGAAGCTCAGAGATGAGATTTGGGAACTGGTGAAGCAGATGCACGCGGAGTACAATAATCTGGAGAAGTGGGACAAGCAGGTCAATTGTCCATGGACCCCCATCAAGCGTATGACTACGTGGCGAAAGGGTCAGGCTATCATGACCTGGTGTGATAAGACCAATAAGTTCTGGACTCCCACCCGTGATAGTAGGGAACTTGTTTGTGGTTGCACCGATCAATTTGCCTTCTGGACATGGGAGAAGCTGGTGGAATACGGTATGAAGATGATCGTGTTTGAAATTGGAACCGAGGCTGAGAAGGCCTCCGCGTCACGTGGGTTCATCTGCCAGGACGATCTCTCACTCAAAACACTCCAAAAACTTCCCGCGTTTGAAAAACAAATTTACGAGGAGTACAAAGAAGAGTGTCACAGGAAATGGAACTCGTGTGTTGAAGATGCCAAGAAGAAGGTCAAGGAATCTGAGGAAAGGATGAATACCTTAGAGAAGGCGTGTATACAGAGAGAATATCTAATTGGTGGTTTCTTATGCGACCGCGAATGGCGTGATTACTGGAACCTTGATACATATGTCTTCACGACCGGTCGGACACTTCTTTAGAAAAATAGCACCTAAGTTTGTAACAATATATGTAATTTTCAAGAAAAAACATGGGATCTTCCCGAAGCCACCCACTCCCTCCCGGTATTTTCGTTGAAATGCCGTCACCACCCCTGGTTCGAAGTGATCCACCCCCTGAATGGTACGCGAATGCGGAAACAATCACCACGTCTAATGCTTTTGACGAGTGGACCAATAAGGAACTCGACGATGAAATCAAGAGACTTCAGAAACGCGTCAAAGAACTTGAAACTGAAAAGATAAAAAAACGTGTAGACCGTGCTCTGGTTCGGGGCGATGATGATATCATGCACGACCCCGATGTGCGTAAAATGGTTGAAAATGGTGAACACATCTGTCACATGTTTGACGGAGAATGTTTAGCATGTGAAGAGGATGAGGAGGATTCTGATGATGAAGTAAGGTTTTTAACCGAAGAGGAAGTTCAAAATGACCCTGAAATGACTGCTCATTTTTGCTAATTAAGTTACTTAGACATGTTATTTATAAAAATACTATGAATCGTATCGCTATAGATATAGATGAAGTACTCGTACATTTCGTTAAACCTATGGCTAAACATAATAAACTGAAAATGCCTACTAAAAATAAATACAATTACGTCTACAGGAATATGTTTAGTATCACGGAGAAGGAATCAGCTAAAATGGTACGTGATTTTTACGATTCTGAAACATTTAAGAATTTAAAACCAATACAACATTCAAATGCTGCTATTCAAAGTCTACGCGACAAGTGTGACAAGTTATATATCGTGACTGGTAGACAGACATACGCCCGCGAGAACACTGAAACATGGTTAGATAAACATTTCCCGGGTATGTTCGATGACCTGATTCTTACAAATAGCTATTCACCACACGAAATACAGAAAGACGATATATGTAGATCGTTGAATATTGACACGATCATCGATGATAACGATATGATATGTGGGTTATGTAAAAATGCGGGTATAAACAGTATTCATTTCGCGGGTTACGACGGGAGTGTATATCCGTGGTGTCATGAAGATTCTGATAGTGTGTTGAGTTGGTTAGAGTTACATGCGAAATTATGATTTATTTGTAACTAAGACAAACCCCATCAGAGTGGCTATTTCTATCAGGAGAAGTGTCTGTTGTGTCATGACAACCATTTTCGCTCTAGTTGATTTGGGGCTGAAGTCACCATATCCAACTGACGCCATCGTCGTAAAAGAAAAGTAAAAGGGGTCGATAAGGGACTTGAATCCAAATTCAATTGGATTCATCATGGCATATATAAGACCGTATAATACGGTGATAACAATCACTGAAACTTGGACATACATTTATTATATAGATATATAATAAATGTTGTTAACCCTAACATTGTTAGGTATCATTTTATATATTTTAATAATTAGAACATATAAAGAATCCTATTTAAAATACGACTGTTTCTTACTATCACTCCCTGAATCAGTCGAACGACGGAAAACATTTATAAATAATCACGACCCGAACATCCCATTAGATATAGTCTATGGAATAAATACTAAGGTAATAGAAAATGCTGAAAAATTTCAACAGTATATAGATCCAGGGTATTATCGTCAAGCGGTTGCGATGCATTACAACAAATCCATTAAACGACCCGATATAACCTATTTCAATATGGGGGCGATTGGAGCATATATGGGACACATTAACATAATGAAGAAGTGTATAAATAAAGGAGTTAAATACGCGTTAATTTTCGAGGATAATGTTACAGTGAAAAACAAACAATTCTACATGGAAGTACAAGATGTTATAGATGCTACGGGTGGTAATTTCGAGATGTGTTTCTTTCATTGTCTTTCAAGGAAAGTTGACAGGAAAGTGACGAGTACTATTGAAGAAGTTTCATGGGTTTCTAGTATGAAGTGTTACCTTATCAATGTTAGAAATATGGAAAAATACATTAATTCATACTTTCCGATGGATAACCACGTCGACAACAAGACTGAAGATATAATAGCGAGGGGTGCGCGCGTATACTATAAAGATTTACGGGATAATATGGAAATAAATCGAACGCGTCCAAGTACGATAGCCCATCATGATCACGGAAATAAAAACTTCTTCTCGAGACAGAACCCGAGTCTCACCCCAGGTGATCTAAAGTATGGTTATTAAACAGATTCGACACGGGTTAATTCTCCATCTATACTCTTCCTCTTCGATAAATTAAAAGCACCCAGCCATCGGTTTACAGAATGTTTTGAATTAGTTAACGAGTTCGTATCGTCATTCACGACAATACTCAAACCGTTACACACATCAGGTTTATTTTCCTTATCCGGAAATTGGAATTGAAACGCTGTTATAGAAATAGCGGGAATGTCCGGTGCGTCATCCAATAACCTATCGTACTCTTCTCTACTTTTCATAACAAACTCTAAAACGTTGCATCGATGTTTTACATCTAAAGAGAGTTCCATATCAATGTTTCTATAGAACTTAGACCATTGCACACACATCGCGGAATGTGATTCCGACAATTTCAAACTTTGACTGAATTTACTTATTGATGTTAAAATGCCTCCCATAACATTTAAAAACGCAAACACGTATTGTATCGCCATAATTCGTGTTTGCGTTTCACTACTTATATTACTATTCCCACTTGGATTAAGTACTGCAAACCCACCTACACCCGTTAAACTTGCTATCACGATACTCGGATAGGATAAATAATCATTTTGTTTCTTGAAAAAGAGTCTTGCATGATTATGTAACCATCTATAACCCGCAGCTTTTTCAGCCCATTTTATCAATAATTTTTCTTGTTTTTCACACCATGTACAAGTTTCCGAGCTAAGGTCTTTTTCGCTCATCCTACTGTGACGCGATATTTTTCTTTATGGTCTCCGCTGAATGTCTCGCAAGTTTGTCAACTTCCTCGTTTTTAGGGTTTCCGTTATGCGCTTTCACCCATTCCCATTCCACGAGGTTCAATTTATTACGCGCTTGGTCAATTTTGATCCATATTTCTTTATTCTTTACCGCACTCCCAGTAGCAGTCTTCCATCCATTTATTTTCCAGTTCCTAATCCATGACGTAATACCATTCTTAACGTAGTTACTATCCGTATAAATACGCACCTCTTGAATATCGCGTCTGACACACTCTTCGAGAGCCTTTAGAATTGCAGTCATCTCCATCTTATTATTTGTTGTATTAACCTGTCCATCACATAATTTAAACTGATCACTAACCACACCCCAACCGCCACATCCAGGATTCCCGAGACAACTCCCATCGGTGTAAATCTCATACATACTCATTTAACGCGCTTCTCTTTTATATCCGTATAAGTTGAAGCTTTTTTTGGCGTCTTACATATGACATCACCACAATGATCTCTGTTTTGGTATACAGAATTTATAGACGTCGCAATCTCATTACACGATTTCAGCGACCAACGCCCTAACACAGGTTTTTCTACTTTAATAAAAAGGTCGAACACTTTCTTGAACATTATATTATGTCTCAGTTTCTTCATTTATTTGATCTTTAATCACACCGGGTCTCCAAATTTGCGAAACGTGTTTAAACAGTGATCTATTGAATGGTGAAACAATTGAGTGCTCTTCTTCAATATTTACAGCCCAATCGTCGACATTTTTTACCAAAATAGTCTCTGATTTTACCTGTTTTTTCATGTGGGCGGATGCTTTCACATAATGAAAATCATAGCATCTACCGGGTGCGTTATGAGGTATTCGCAGATCCTCGCCTCCTACCTTTATTCGCTTTAACATTGCAATAGTCCATCCTACTTTCCATCCGGTGAAAGCTCCGTAAAGGTCGGCTTCATTCTCACATATGTTGTCGTACTCACTAGAAATTTGATCCCACACTTCCAATAGTTCTTCTAATTTAATGTTGAATATTTTTGTTAATTTTAAATTAGAAGTTTCTGACATATCATCACGTGTGGTGTTTGTTATGTCGTTAAAATTAATTCCGTTACCTTCTTCATCAATTATTTTTCCTGCACCACCACGTAATATTAGACGATGCATGAAATGGTTTAGTCTTCGATCAAAACGTCTAAGTGCGTGTGACGTCTGTTTATGACTATTGGATTTACCGGCGAAGTCAAAATGAGTACTGAGTGTTACCAACACAGTTACCAAACCACCCATCATACCAAGAATCAAAGAAAAAGTTGGCATCTCTGTAGTTGCCAATGTACCAGTGGTAAAGACTGCCGAAAGAAGTACAGATGGAAAGTTTAAATATTGTGTGAAGATAGCAAATCTCGAGGCTAAATGTTTATGTGTGTCAGTTTTGGCCCATACAGTCGTTTGTAGCTCTCGAGAATTATGTATAATAATTTCAATCGCCTTCATATAACTGACTGGAGGACTCGACACATACCTTTGGGGTGTTGATTGCATTATAATAGGACAACATTTTTCTACATAAGTAGGTCCCTCCCCTCAAGAAAACCAAGAAACGTTACCAAATGGACGAAATTTTACATACATTTAGTATATGTATGTAAAAGATGTTCCAAACGGGGCTCGAACCCGTGACTTTGGCGTTATAAGCACCACGCTCTAACCAACTGAGCTATAGGAACGGTGCACATGACTATGTTACTAGCCAGTTTGTATAACAGTATATTAAATGGGAGGGTTATATTTAAGTTTCTTAAAACAGTTCATCTTCAACTTCTATTTTAAGTTTGCAGTCACCTTTCGGGTAAGCCACACATAACATGGTATACCCCCTCATCATTTGATGTTCATCAAGAAAGGATTGTTCATCTTGGCTTACATGACCCCATACTAATCTCGCCACACACGCGGAACACGAACCTTTGCGACACGAATAGGGGAGGTTGATACCTTCTTCTT